TAAGTGAAGATTTTCAGGTAACTCCAGATAATAACTACTATCAAAATTTATCTTATTCTGTAAAGAGTTCAATAACATATAAAGATCAGCAGTCTCCAGTAGAAAGTTTAGTTCATACAAGTGGATTGAAAAATTTCGCTGACACTGGAATAACATCAAATACAAGTGCGGGATTATCTACTACTGAGGATGGAATTACTATAGTTTATGATGTAATTAATGAAAAAAGAGTGGATACCATTAATAACTTTGATAATGTTATTGATATTGATGTTGTAGATTCAAAATCGAAATTCTTAAAATTAAAAAACAAAAAACTTACAAATTTCACAGAATTAAAAAATCTCAATGTATTATCCGTTGATGATCTTCAAAGTCAGTTCTCAAATTCAGAATCAGAATCCACTGAATTTTTATTAGTAGATGAACTTGATAATAGAACATATTTTAATTACTTATTAAGAATATCCAATGAAGACAATAGTGAAATTCAATTAACTGATGTTACTATTTTAAAAAATGAATTAGAATCTGTTATTGTTGAAAATGAATCAATATCGGGACAAGAATTTAATTACGGTGTTTTTGACTTATTTACGGACGAAAATGAAAAAACTTTCTTAAGATTCGTTCCCAATGATGCACTGAACACAAATTACGATCTGAAAGTAATTAAGCAAATATTCAATACGAATATATCTGGAGTTGGAACACAATCTATAGGTTTTGTCGATTTGACAGGTTCTGTTGCTACAGAAAATACTAGTGTAGGAATTGGAACTACGACAATTATTTCTTTAAATTCCAGTGATTTTGAATCTCTTTATGTCAATGCACAGGTAATTAATACAGTTACTGATGATATGAATTATGTGAGATTGTATGTTTCTATTGCAGGAACAAATACTTTCATATCAGAATATTATATTGATAGTAATGTTTTGAGTTCTTCAACAGGAAATCAAATAGGTATATTCACTTCTACTGATCTTGGAGGTGGTGTTATATCACTAACACACGAAAATACTTCTACTGATGAACTTAAGATAAGAACTAACATTGTAGGATTCGGTACAACATCCACTGGAATTGGTACATATAGATTTAAATCGTCAGATCAATTTAATGGTCAAGAAAGAAGTGTAATTTATGATTCAAGATATTATTCCACTGTTGGTGCTTCTTCCACAACAATTCAAATCTTAGATAGATCCTTATTTAATGCATCCA